CTTGGGAGAAAGAAGAGTTACCGTTTGTTAAATTAATGTTAAATACATCGCAAGAACAAACGTCCAAAAAGGCTGGTCATCATCAGGATGACCTCTCACCTTACTCTCTGACTCGTAATTTCTTCGTGAAAAGAAATTATGATCTTGACGTTGACGCAGTTGCGCTAAATTTCAAGATTAGTACTGAAAGTGTGAGGAAAATTGAGTCTATGATCCGATCTGTAATTGAATTATATGTTTTATTCGGACTCGTAGAACCCAAAAGGTGGCGGAAGGTTAAAACGGGTGCAGGTCAGCACTCTGCAATGGCTATAAAGTCTCAGAAAACCAACCACCTACTCTGGTCTACAGTTTTAAAGGTCTGTAAACTAGAGAGAGACAACGGGGAAGGAACTTGGGCAAAATTCTTTAAGTGGAAATTTGCTGCCTACTTTGCTTATAAGAAGCAACAGGATATTCCAGTTCGTCCAGCTTTTCTTGAGAAAAGGGGACTTTCGGATATATGGTCACATAAGACCCTCCTGGGCGGTTTTGGGCTGCAGTTCGAGCATTATCTTGAGACGTCTTCACGTCTCGATCTTTTAGTCGAATCAGTTCTTTGTACCTGGATCCTATCGGATAGACCAGGCCAAAACTTTGGTTCCTTCCTTGATACCTCTCAGCAGCTAAAAAAAGCTGCTCCTGACGTTCCTGATTCAATGGTTGAAAAATCAATTGCTGATACAGTCAAAGAACTGACAGGGGTGCCGAAAGTGTCCATTGATAGGACAATTACATTCGCACCTTTTCAGACGTTAAAGGTAACTGACACAAATCGGATACTCACGAATCATCCTGTGAGGGTCTTTGAAATTAACAAAGAATCCATTATTTGTGAACTCCAACGAACTGTTGATGAGATCTTCGAACATGAGTTCATTTCTTATGAAGATCTTGTTGAACCGTTCTTTCCAAGTACATCTGCCAACTATATTATGAGCAGATCGAATCTTGGATCCCTTGCCGTATTATACGACTATTGTTCATTCGGGAAAATGGGCGATGGAATTATGTTCGGTGAAGAACTACGACCATTGGTTCAAAGGGTGGCACCGCATTATGGTGTGTTGGGGGATCAGGAGCAGAGGTCCTACGATCGTGAATTCGAGGCTGGTATTGAACCGCCATCCGAAGAAGTTGTGATCGTTGTTGATCCTAGTCCATTGAGGACTATGTGGGAGGAGGAATACTGGAAGATTTGGAATCTTGCTAAGACGGAAAAACCCTTAGTTGAGGCGGTTGGCCTCCCAGAACCCTTGAAGGTTAGAGTGATCTCGAAAGGACCACCTCTCCTCTACACTGTACTGAAGCCGATACAAAAATGGCTTTGGTCTACACTCAAGAAGCATCCGGTTTTTGAATTAATCGGGCGATACGTTGTTGAAGAAGATATCAACCGTGTCCTGAGTGGGCTGAAGGATACAGAGGAAGTTACCTCTGGAGATTATGTTGCATCAACCAACCGATTACATGGTTGGGTTTCGGAAACCATCAGTGACCGTATCATGCTCCGACTTGGTGAGAATATCCCCAAGAAGGATCTGGAAAGATTACCAGTTAATTACATGACGGATCTTAAAAGATTGATGAAAGTTGCCTTAACGAAGCACATTTTCATGGAAAATGACAAAGAATTACCCCAGACCGAAGGTCAGTTAATGGGCTCAATAGTTTCATTTCCAATCCTTTGTATAGCCAACGCTGCTTTGTGCAGGATGGCATTGGAAGGAGCTTCTCTTGAAAGAAGATCAAGACCCATTATTTATAGGGTCACCCGAAAAGGAATCGGGAAGCCAGCACCTCTTTTGGTTAATGGTGATGATTGTCTCCTCCGTGGTCCCAAACACATTTTACGTGAGTGTTGGGAAACCATTTGCGCTTTTGCAGGTTTAGAATCCTCGATTGGGAAAACCTACTTCTCTTCATCATTTTGCACGATAAACTCAACCATCTTTAAAAATTTTGATGGTGTTTGGAAGGAATCCAAATATGTTAATCTCGGCTTAATGAAGGGTTTGAAACGGATGGGTGCGGGAACCAAAAAAGGTTTTAATCCGCAAGTTGGAGTTCACCAACTGGGTGTGATATGTCGCGAACTTAAGCGAACTTGTCCCCCCTCACTCTGGCCCGTTGTGAAGCGTCGTTTTATATATTATAATTTTATAGAGCTAACACGTTACCCAAACCTTCCTTGGTTTGTTCCTGAGTGGTTAGGAGGTATTGGACTCCCTTGTGATCGTTATGAAGAAATTTCTTTGAAGGATCGCTGTGCAGCGACCGGAATTAAGTTTCAGATCTCGGATCCCAAGTGGTGTCCTGTCCTACCGAAGGATATGGCAATGTGGTGCATGCATGAGCTCGTCATGGATTCGCTTCCTTCTAAGGAAGTAGTCCTCTTCAAAAAAGTTTGTATGGAAGAGGGAATCGAAGACTTGGAAGATCATTGGTCTAAGTTTTATAAACTAGCCACAGTCAATCTTATGGCCAAATTGCCATTGACTGATCTTTATGAAGTCTGTGATGACGATAAGAGCACTCATCGTGCACTGGTCAAAAATGACCGTATTTGGAATAAGGCCCGGCGTACAATTAGCGCCCAACCTATGTCTGATGAAGACATGGCCTATTCACAAAAGAAGCTCTACCCACCAATCGTTGTTCGGGAAGACTGGAGTCGCTTTAACTGCCTCAGAGAAGAGGGAGGCGATGGTCCAGAGTAGTACCCTCGATTGTGTGGGACCCTGCATTTGGGGGATAAATACAAATAGCCGGCTTGATCTAGCCTGGTCTAACTTGATCAGGGGGAGAAGATAAAGTGAATCTTCATAAAGTACATGCGTTTCATCGTGATCTTTTGACACGAAACACACTTTGTGTGTTTTTGCATGGGCCCCCCGGCCTGATGATTTGAGGGAAAATTAAGCGTATCTTTGTGCGTGTTCTGGGGTTGGTGTTGTTGTAGTTTGTAAACACGATACCACTCAGTAGACTAACAAAAATACAGATTTGATTTTTGGTTCCTCATCAGGACTTTATTTGAGCAGAGGAAAACTGCTCGGAGATCTCTAAATCTCGCGTTAAGGGAGGAAAGAATTTATACCTTAAGTGGTTACCAGAGTGAAAACTGGTCTACTCTCCTGGAATGTGGCTATACAGGTTGTCTGTTCCTTTTCAGGTCCTGGATATGTATAGTTATTGCGCTTCAATAAAGAGACTCAAACAATAAACCGG